CTATCCTACATACTTCTTTCCACCATAATATGCAGCAATCCAGCCGCTTGGAATCTTGATCCAGATGTCACTACCGACTTTTCGAACGTCCTTGCATGTTACGCGAGTGCCTTTTTTAAGCGTACCATTTGCATACGCGTTGGTCTTCGCGTTGGCAGTTAATTGCTTGCGTGACTTGGTTGCATATCCTGTTCCCGGACCGGTACGTACTCTCAGATGATCTGCCAGCAAAGTGTAGACGGTTCCCGTCCGGTAAGATGGTCCACTTGGAGCCGGTGTTGGTGTTGGTGCACTTCCACCGGAAGTTGTACCAGCTACCGTCTTTCCGGCAATAGCAGAAGCGATCGCATCTCCACACTTATCGGCATTCCAATGTGATGCATCATTCTGGTTATCCACGAAGCAACACTCTACCAAAATAGCAGAACCTTCAGTCTTTCGAAGTACATACAGATTCTTGGAATATTTCACACCTCTGTTCGGGATTCCAAGCGCTGCTGATACATTTGCACAGATAGCATCTGCAATGTCTTTCGTCTTTTCATTGTAACACCATACTTCAACTCCTGTTCCGCCACCAGCATTGAGGTGGTTGGAAATGTTGAGATCTACCGGGTGTGCATTGCACTTGGCCACAATGTTCGCCAAGTTCTGTCCCTGTGTCCGACCAGAATCATCGGTGCAATCATATACCGTATGTCCTGCTGCCCTAAGTGCGGAAATGACACGAGATGTCACTTTCCGGTCTTCTGTTGTTTCGTCCAGAAGCCCCTTGGCTCCAGGGACAATAAAGTTATGTCCGCCATGAACATTATATACTCCCATCTTACTGCACCTCCTGCTCTGCTGCCTTGATTTCTTCCTCTGTAGGCTCTACACCTTCATCAAGTTCCATTCCTACTACTTCTTTTTCGTCCATATTCTACTCCTTCCTGTGCGACGTCGCACACTATATAATATGTAAGAGGACGATTACTCGCCCTCAACCTCTGGTAATCCTGCTACGCTTGTCAGCAAGGATAATATTCCTGCCAGTACTGATGCTGAGACTACAAGCTTTGCATCGACCTGACCGAGTGCTGTTGCTGTTCCAATGGTTGCTACTGCAGTCTGTGCTACCGTTTTCACTGCTCTGACCGCTGCTTTCTTAGCCCACTTCTTTGTATCTACCGATACTTTAAATACACAATTTTTAAACATCATTAATCCTCTCCTTCATGGGGTGGCTCTGTAGGCAGCTCCATAAGCGCATGATACATTTGCGTGCCTACACCATTCCCTTTTAATGTGTGATATTGTTTATATTCGTCTTCCAGTGATTGTTTTACATACAATGGACAATATCCATAATCGTCGTGATACTTGTTGTACAATCGTATCAAATCCGCTCTGAGTAGTGCACGTATTCCTTTACGCATAGCAATCACTTGATAATATATGTATGCAATTGCTGATATCACAAACGATAATAATGCCCAATTTTCTGATAAAAACTTGATCATGTGCGTCCTTTCCTTACTTTATGGTATAAAAATAAGACCACTAGGGTCTCGCACGTATTTCCATATAATCACCTCTACTCTCCCAGTATCAGCGCCAGCTTCTTTGCTCTAAGGCTATCTCCTCCACCGGCACTTACTTCCATATAGCATTCTGCATCATTTTCCACGATGGTTGTTCCGGCATAAGTTACAAGATTCTTGTATGCCTCAATTTCTTCTGATGTGAGGTCGCGTTCGATTGGGTCTGCTAATACATAGTAAAAGTGAGCATCTGTCTTTTTACATAATGTTAAAAATGATTTAACTGCATTCGCATCTGTTGTAGTATCTTCTAGCGTATCTGTCCTTATGCAAAGCATTACATAAGGAATATTATTACAATTCATTGAACAGCCAATCGTTATACCACCCCATACTTCTTTACGGTATTTAATAATTGTAGACATCATAGCTTCGCTACCTGGCATTGGAAGATTATTATCATCCATGTAAGCATAGAATCCTGTAACATTATCCGCATTTGCATTTACGCCCAATGTTCCTATCACCATATTGTCTGATACAGGAATTTCTTTCACATTCTGTACATACTTCCCACGCTTCAAATCCACATAGTCCGCTATCCACTGCTGACCATTGGCATCGGTGTAGTTTCCATCTGTGTCTACTGGAATAGCTGGGAGTCCGGTTGGGGTGCTGATAGAGAGGGATTGTGGCTCATGATACGGCTCGTAGGCGGTCGGGGATATTGCCTCTTCTACTTGGATATTTTTAAACACGACTTCGTCTGTTGTATTTTTAGATTTTCTTAATAGCAATACTGCATATTTCGTGCCTTCTGGTACTACAAACGGATTATCGTTTGTGTTACACATTATCCCTCCCGATTTGTCATAGAAAACCATTCTCGTATCACCATTCTTATACTCTCCGGATATCACATATTTTTTCCCTTTCTCCGCTATTACCCCTATACCAATGCCATATCCTATTCCATCAACAAAAAACGATATTCTCTCTTGAGAAACGAATACATTATTGAGATAATTTGCACATATATTCGTGTATGTCAGACCAATGATATATTCTCCTGGCAATATAATTCTTTTTGTACTAATCGCACCGCTTTTATCGCATTTGCTTTCAGTTGTTATGTTGAATAGGTTCTTACCATGTACCTCTAAGTTAATCTTTCCATCACTTCCAGCGCTTACAATCTGCTGTGGATAGTCTGGCGATGGGCTTGGTTGTCCGCCAGTGTAAGGCTCATAATCTGTGGCTTCTGTTCCGATTTCAATCTGAATCTCTGATATTACATTCTCAACCTCTGAATCCGGATTATTGTACCAGGCTATGTGATTATCCAGAAGCGCGTCCGTTAATTCAGTAGGTGTATTTTCCAGAAAATCCTTCTCGGCTTCCAAGAAATAACTCCCACGGTTGCTCTCTGGATTTGAACGCTTCATCGAAAGCACGTAGGTTCCAGTAGTGATTCCAGGGCACAAGTCGCGCAATGTCTGATTATATCCGGTATTATTCGTTTTTGCCGGAACGGTAATCGTCTGCTTCTCATAGTTCATCACATTTACGCCGTCTGATACAAGGCGGGAAAAATCAAACAGATTCTTTCCCTTGGTTGTCTCCTGCTTACTCCACCCAAATACTTTCATCTCATTCATCGGATTATTTTTTAACGTATCCGGCATGATTGCTGGGTTCCCGGAGGCAGATATCTCTGCCCCGGTTCTGTTCTTGAGGATTTTATATAATAATAAGCTATCCATCATAACCACGGTCCCCATGTGCCATCATTGGCCATAATGCATACATCAAGTGCAGGAGTGATTACTATACTGCCCGGAGTAACCCCCCCCCAGCACCGCTTAATCCGTCTATGTCCGAGAGCAGTGTCGGGAGCGTGTCCTCTTTGCTGTCCGCCAATAGTAACAGACGCATACCTCCGTCACTGTACGTGCGCTTAATATCAAGTAATGTTACCATACTACACCTCCTTAGCCCACGATGACCTCATCGTAACCATCGGTTTCCAGGATTGTGTCCACTTCGTCTTTCCATTTTTTGTACAATCTTGTCCTAAAATATGCACGGTATTTCTTCCGTCCTGCCTCTGTGCTTTTGTTTGCCTCTTCCATAATTCTGCTTGCAATAAATGTTGCCATATCATTCATCCTTTCTTTTCCTTTCCTATTTTGTATCCGTATTTTCTGTATCAGTTTCTTCTGCGCCATCGCCGAGCAGTGCCGGCAATACGTCTGTGAGGATACTGTCCACGGTAGCGATAAGCTCTGCACATTCAGCTTCTTGGCTTTTGTTAGCTTCCGTTAGATTGTCCACATGCTCTTCCAGTGCATCAATACGATCCATTGGTGATTCTTTTTCCCGGTACATCACTACGCCCAAGATTCCAGCCGTATATTTTACTACGGCATTTAAATCCGTGTAATTCTCATACTCTCCCAATGTGGACTCCCGTTCTGTCACAACCATCTTTTGGGTCTTGAACTCGTCCTGGAACATGGATCTCAGTTCCTCTTCCGTTGCCGATATGGTCTTGATCAGGAGGCTTCCATCTACCCGGATCGATGCAGACTGGATTGTCAGTTCAGATGCATCATTGAATATAATCTTCAATTGTTACTCCTTTCCGGAGTGATTCTTAGTTAAATAGCAATAAAATAGGGAATAAAGATAATATCATCAGTATGCTCGCTGCTAACGCAAAAAATGTAGAAGATTGTCTTACGCAAACAACAGAAACTGGAGTCTATCGTTGGTATTCAGCTAAGAATCAACCGTCCACAGGTGGATACATGATTGTATTTAAGTATAACAGTGGTGTATCTATGAGACTCGCACTGACTGATAGCGGTGCATATTATTCTACGTATCAAGCTGGTGTTACGTATGGATCCTGGGAGAAATTGTAATTATTTCGCAATAACGCAGCATACTGGCTCGACCGTTAGATCAGCACTCCATCTCGAATCAAGCTGTATATACAGTCCGGCGCTTGGGTGCAAGGAAAATGTACACTGTATCTGGTCTTCGTACGTTGTTCTTAACGCACAGAATCCTAATGCCTGTGTACAACCAGCGTTTTTTAACGCTGAAACGAAATCAGCATCTGACATAATACTAATTTTCGTCAATGAGTTCGCTTTTGCATTCAACCTAGGGCACTGAATGTTGAACGCCTTTATGATTTTGCTATTTAACTAAGAATCACTCCTTCCTACTATTAATAAAGTTACATATATAAAAGCGCATAACAAAAGCACCCGACCATTGCCG